CATCAGCAGCTGCAGCATTCTTACGCTGCCATGCGGAGATGCCTTTATATGCAGCATGGAACTTTTGCCGCACCTCCGCCGCCTCATCAAGATCCATCTGGATTCCGGTTGCTGCCGCATAATTCCTGAGCCCTTTTGCGCCACTTCCGTATAGCAATCCGAAGTTTGCCGACTTGGCGATTTGCCGCTGCTCCTTCTTAACCTCATCCTCCGCAACCCCATAAATCTGCGTCGCCGTCATCGTATGGAGATCCTTCCCCTGCTGGAACACCTCCGTCATTAAAGGATCCTGTGCTTCCGCCGCCGCAAGCCTCAACTCCATCTGCCCGTAGTCCGCAACAACCAGCTTCCAGCCAGCTGGAGCCTGAACCGCAGCCCTAAACCGCGAATCCCTCGGCACCTGCTGCAGATTTGGCGAAATACACGACATGCGCCCCGTATCAGCCCCAAGTTGCATATAACTGGCACGAATAAACCCATCCTCTGAATAGTTTTTCAGTAACGTTTCTGCCATCTGCCTACGCTTCTCTACTCTTTTCCATCGCAGGTAGTCCGCCACAACCTTGTGATCACCCACATATTCCTGGAGCGCAGAACGACTGGCACTCGGCTTCCCGTTCTTCATATCCATCGGCGGCTCACCAAGCAACGCAGTGAACTTTTTAAGCAGCTGTGCAGGACTATTGAGGTTGAAGACGTTAGGGTCTACTTTCTTACCTTTCGGTCCGGGCTTTGTTTGGTACAACAACTTCCCATCAAGCCCGCGACACAGCTTGTGTCCTTCCGGCAACGCAGCATCAAAATCTTCTATGAACTTCTCACCTACCTCGTGGTGCTCAATATCCAAATCCTCGATGAGTTTAATAAGCGATTCCTTATTAAAAGGAAGACCCGTTCGCCATAACTGCGCCATCGCCGGCAACGCCTTACACTCCAGCTCCCACGCCGGCATTAACGCACCAGTAGCCATCCGCTTGGTGATCTGCTCCCACAGCTGGGTCAACACGACCACATCCTTAGCCGCGTATTCGATCTGCTCCACGCGCAAATCACCGGACCAGTCGCTCTTCTGCTCTTCCTTAGAAATGTCCTGACCGAGATAGCGATGCACAACGTGCTGGAGCCCGTGCTTCAAATTCGGCAGCCCGTTCGTCAAGATCCGACTAGCCAGCATCGAACAGTACACCTTGCCCTCGGGATAAATCTCGTGCTCCTGGATCCAACCGAGATCAAACACCGCGTTGTGCGCCAGCCACTGCCTTGGAACGCTGCAGAACTCTTCCAGCGTGATCCAGTCTTCATCGCTGAAGCTCCAGCAATCCAGCACAACTGGAGGCTTACCGAAAGTCGCCAACTGCAAAAGGCGAAGACCACCGAACTTCGGCTGAAGCCCAGTGGTCTCAACGTCAAACGCAACAAATGAAGCACCATCGAGCGTGTGGAGGTGCTCGATGCCTTGGAGGATAGTCATGCCTGGTGGGGCGTGTACCCTACTACTCTAGCATGTCCTCCACCTCCCGCGCTGAGCACAGCACTGCTGCCGCGAGTGTCCCACCCTCGGGAAACCCGAGCAGGCACCGCGCATTCCAGTGAATGCAGTTCTTGCATGGACCGCCATCCGCTTGGGGCTTATACCCCCGCCGCACCCGCTCCATCCGCTCCTCCTCCCGCCCAGCGGGGCTGGTGCGATAACACTTCATGCAAAGAACTGGGTTAGTCGTCTGCGTTCCACAGCCTTGGCACGGCCTGCTGTTGATCGAAATAGCCATCACGAAAAATGAACACGTAAAAATCCAGGTAAACGCCGAAGAAGATGCCTACGAGAGTGCATTGCAGCTCCCTGCGGCAGCTCTACCTCAACAGTAAAAACAGAGTACCCGCAATTAGAACATTTTCTTTTGCGGAGTATTGATTCAGCGGTGTCGTGGCAAGTGCGATCCACATCAATCCGCTCGTGATCACAATTAGCGCACCGCATCAGTCAACCCAGCTCCAAGCGATCCTTTTACAAATACGCCAAGCGTGCTTTGGATCAACATCAAACTCATCCGCGAGTTTCCGGTAAGACCATCCTTCTGCTTGTAGTCTGCGCATTTTCTGTACAAGTTCCGGCGTAAGAATCGCGGCGAAATTTTCCTCCCCGCGTTTGAAAGGTTTAGTAGTAACCATGAGGCAGTAGCAGTCAGTTGTTCCAATGCCGGATAACTCCCGCGCAAATGAACATGTTCGTAGTCATGTAAGCCGCCAAGATAAAAAAGCGCACCAGTGCAACCTGATCAGCGATCCGATTGTGCTGGTGCGCCTTCTCACCTAACGCCTTGGCAACAATCCGCCACCAATGCCGCATTAGTCCAGCTTTAGCGTATTCACCAACGCACAGCGATCTTCGGAAGAAAGTCGCTGTATTGCATCCTTTATGGCTTTAAGAAACGCCCAAGTAACATAACCAGGAAAAAATAACGCCAGTAAACCAAGTAAGGCATACAGACATCGTGTTTGCAAGGAGGTTGACGCCCCAAGTAAAGCCATGTGTTGTTGATCAGTCATTCTTGTAAGGTTCAGTAGCAAGCGTGTTAATCAAGCGGCTCAAGTACCAACGGGCTTTGCAGAAATCCTCGTAAGGATCTTTCTTAAGCCACGCCCGACTGACGTATTTGATGACCTGCCATTGCAGACCACCAACAACAGCATCGGGCGCGTGCTTCACCCAGTCTTCAATCACGTCGATCACCTCGACGCGCCCAGCCGTGTAATGACTGGGCTGATTAACTGGATCGCTCATCCCTTAGACCCCTGAACAGCGGTGTCGCCGTGATAACGGCCTGTAACTGAGTAGCTCTTGCCGGGCAACATCGACATCTTGTGGAACACAATCTGCGCGATACGCATACCCGGCCACAACGCAACAGCGTGCAAAGACCTAGCGTTCTGTAGCTCCAGCGTTAGCCGCCCTTTGTAACCGGGGTCGATATACCCGGCAAGAAGATGCTCAATCCCCTCCCTGGCACGACTCGACTTGAGCGCCAACTGCCCCGCGACACAATCCGGGAAGTGGAATTCCTCCACCGTTTCTGCGAGAACGAACTGATGCGGCTGGAGCATGAACGGATTTTCCTGCGTATGCCCAGCAATGCTGAGCGGAAGTAACGCAGGCACCTTCGGCTCCTCAACTAACAGATTCTCACCAAGTCTCACGTCAAGACTGGCAGGATTCACCAGCTCCACCTGGAACGGCGAGACCAAGCCCCGCCGCGCCAAGTTATGGATCTCGTGATCACACAAGACCCCACCCATCAGTCAGCCACCACAACAGGAACCGGCTGCTGGATCTGCACATGTTTCCAAGTTTTACCCCACTTAATACAGTTGATGGTGGTCATGTGCACGCCAAACTCACGTGCAATCGCCCCAACGGTCTTGCCGCCAGCAGCCAGCTGGCGCTTGATCTCCAGCACCTTGGGCTCAGTCAACACCGCCACACCCCGCTGCCCCTTGCGGCTGGACTTACGAGTCTTACTTTGAGACTTGACCTTTTGTACGTCTGATGTACGTACAAGCTTCTCGCCAGCAGGCAGTGGGATGGTCTGCTTGGGCTTGGTCAGATCCAGCTGCACGTGCTGGGACGTCTCAAGCGCAAAGCGTGCTGCCTCAAGCGCCTTAGTGATTTGATCGAACTGGGATTCAGAGAGAACGTACATGCTCATGTGTAAGAACGGGTGCAGTGTAGTAGGCGATGGTCAGTTTTGAAGCTCTAGCTTGATGGCAGCTTGGAAATAACCAGCCACCTTCAGACGGCGGTAGACAGAACCGCCCTCCTCGCTTTGCTTGTTCTCGACCGCCTCGTAATCGCGGCGGGCCTCCTCCAGTGAGGCCATCGTTTCGATGTTGAGCATGTTTAGCTCGCTATCGGACAATTCCGAGAGCTTGTCTAGGTAAACCATCTTTCCGCCCAGTAGATAGGAGCGGTAGAACGGCACCATTGCAGTTTCAGTCATTCGGGATTGGATCAAGTTCAGCCGAAGTAGAGGCGGCGACGTTCTTCGACCCAGGCATCGTACTCAGCTGGATCAGCAAACCTGTGCTTGAACACGTCCGGCACCTCAGTTGAGGGCTTGCGTGGAACGCTGCGCAGCTCCCGCAAGTCGTTGTCGTTGTAGCCCCGCGATTGGCGGTAGTAGTCGGCGTACCAGTCAGTCATGCGAAGTAGTTGGGGTCTTGCTGGCGTATCCGGGTGAGATCCGTGAGTCTCAACTTGAGAATCTCGTGGATCGCCAGCTGTGCAAGTCGGGTGGAGCTGATGGTGTCGCTGGTGGCAAACACGTAAATGAGGTGTCGGTAAAGCTGGGTCAAGGTGCGAACCCGGACCCAGTGCGTATCCCCCGGTATGGGCTCTAGACCTACTTCCCAATCGTCGTAGTCGTCTTGGTTACGTAGGTCACGAGCTTCAGACGTCCCAATCAGACGTGTCGAGTGGAGCCCAGTCATCGACCCGCTCGGTGAGCATGGCCCGAAGTTCGGCATCTGTCGCTGGAATCAAGTCTTCATCTGAAAAGTAGAGGGTGCCTCGGCACAAGGCAGGCCCCCACTCAGCCGGCTCAAACTGCGTTTGCGGATAACGCACCACCATGTCGTCAACAACGGCATCAACGACAAGGCGGTCACCTTCGAAACGGATCTCCTCAATGCTCTGTACCTGGCTCACTTGGCCTCCTGTGCAGCGTGGTCGATCTGCAGCGCATCCATGCGCTCATCCCAAGTCATTTTGAGGAACTGCTCTAGGTCGAGCAGCCGCTCCAGTTGGGTTTCGTCGTAGCTGGTGCTGAACCCCCAGCCCTGGAACTGCTGGATCCTCTGCTCCAGCTGGATACGAGCCCAGCTAACGGAGAAGTACCAAGCGCTGAGCTTGTTGCGGTTGAATTTGACTGTGGTTGGATCGTACATTGTTAATCAGTAATACAGAGCCCGCCTCGACGGGCTTGCCCTTAGTGTTGCACACGGACAGCCAGCACGCAAGCCCCGGCAGTTGCTTTTCTTAATACGCGCTGGCTGGGACGGGCTAGCTAGTGTTGTGGCCTAGACCCTTTTTTGAGGCGTTTAGGCGATCCCGTAGAGGCCGGCTGCGGGAAAAAAGGCGGACACCGCGTGAGGACCCGCCACCGGCCAACCCCTATCAGCCGTCGAGCTGCTCCAATGCAAGGCGGATGGTCTCGAAGTCTTGGCGTTGCTCGCGCATGTCATTAGCGCCTGTCGCAACAGCGTGGAGCGCAACTAGCGCCTGCTCCTTCATGCTCGGCGGCTCGGGCCGGCGCTCAGCGCGGAGTTCATCAACATCCTCTGGCTCCCATTGAGCGCAGCGCACCAGATATTCACAACACGCCTCCAGTTCCTGATCGGCGCCCCATTGGGCGGCGCGGGTGGCGATGTGTTGCCGGCTTGCCTCAGAGAGGCCGCGTTGCTCCGTAAACCATTTTTGCACCAGCTCCGGCGGTGGGGTGATTGGGTGTTGTGTCATTACTTAAAAGTTTTTAAGTTAATTAGCTGACAGCTATAAAACACAGCTGCCGCAGCACCCAGGCGGGATTCGAACCCGCATCGCCCCACGCTGCAGCGTGAGTGCCGTCCTATCCGTTGGCTCGGACTGGGTGGATGGCCCAAGCGTGAGACGCCTCAAGGACGCACAGGGGCTTGGGCTCTGTGGCCCGATGCCGAGGCAGAGCGGGAACAGGCTGAGGCTACGGCAGGATCCTGCTGCAGACCCAAAGGGCGACCAAACACGTCGCCCAATACTCCAGTACTAAGACCAGTACGTCGTGGAGCATCGGCTTCTACTGTTGCACACCTAGGGCTTCTGGCTGGTACTGCGTGAGCACGCAAACGTCAGCACCTTGGCGAAGTGCCGTCCCAACGACGTAGCGGAACTGCTTTTCAGCGTCGTCCGACTCCTCGATCTGGTACTCCTCGACCTCATAGGCCATGCCCTTGCGGTACCAGGAGACCCGGACCACCGCCATCAGCTCGTAGGGGATGTCTCCGACGGTGTACCCCAAGGTGGGCTTCCTGGGGCGCTTCGGCTGGGGCGGTTCCGGCTTCACGGGATCTCTCCAAAACACCCACGCGGCAACCCGCATGAGCCCTAGGAAAAAGTTAGGCGTGGCGAACATCGGTAGATCGGGATAGGCAGGGCGTCAGCAAAGAACTCGAACCTCCGTGAGGTGGGCATAGACCTCGGCACGTTCGTCCTGAGGCATGTCGGCCAGCTGGCGCTCCACCTCTTGGGCAATCAGGAACGAAATGAGGTTGGACGTCCTTCGCATGGTTCGTTTGGACAGCCACTCCAGCTCGTTGGCGGTCATGTCGTTACATGAAAAAGTTACGCGATTCATAAAAGTGCGTATGAACCGCGTAACTCTACCGCACTTTTCACCAAATATCAGCCTCGCTGAGCATCCTGTCCAATTCCGCCCTCGTTCGGTCCTCGCGCGTGAATAGGTCGCCGTCTTCTTGTCCCAAACTCTCAAAACCATTGCGCTGCAACGGTTCTGCCTGTTTTGGCTGTCCCAGTTTGTCCCGTTTTGTCCCAGCTTGTCCTTTCGGTGTCCCATTGCCCTGTTTGGGACAACTTGGGACAACTTGGGACAGATCGGGACAGCTAATTTCCTGAGAAGTCGCTCCAGTACTGGATTCTTCTTCTTTGGGACAAGAAATACTTCCGACCCCCCTGCGCGCGAGAACAGCTACGTACCTCTTGCTGGAACGATCCCCCTCAGCAGCAACCAACCCCCGATCCACCAAACGCTGGAGTGACTTCGAGATGGCGCTCACGCTGCCGCCCAGAAGCGGATCAGCGTTCAGCTCCGCCTTGGTCATCGGCACACCCTTAGTGCGAAGGCGCTGGAGCACCCGGTCAATAATCGAAGCCGGGCTGGCGGAATCACCGCCATCAACAGGCGGCAAGTCTTGGAGGGAAAAGGTCAGGTCTTCCTTCTGGCGCAAGATCAGCTGCTTGCCCTCGTTGCCCTCGCGGCTCTTACCGATGGTGATAAGCCGCGCAGAGGCCCCTACACGCTCCAGCTCGGACTTCTCCGGCCGTTTGATGGCCCAAGACTCGTCCACGCCGTCTTCAAGGGCTGTAGTGCCCCTAAAGCCGCCTTCCTTGTTGGCATGGTGAATGAACAGGATCGTGGTGGCCGGGAAGCTTTCGCCGTTTTCTGCGCTGTACCAGTACAGCGGTTCGGCATACTCCGCCTTGTTTTGGTCAAACGCACAGCCCCGCATACAGGCTGTAACCGAGTCCCACACCACAAGCTTGGGGCGATGCTCCTCAATCTGCTGGATAAACCAGGGGTACCAAAGCATCGAGACCTTGTTCCGCACGATCACCGGATCGTTCGCGGTGAAATCCAAATCCTGGAACTGCTTACGGATCCGCCGACTGTTTTGATCGCCGTTCAGCCACAGCACAGTGCCCTGCTCCACCGGCACCTCTTGCCCTCGCACTGAGAAAGGAGTTCCGCGAGCGATGTGTTGAGCCAAGGTCAGCACCGCCATGGTCTTGCCGCAGCCACCACGGCCGTGCATCAGCACCGTTCCAGGCTTCGGCAAAAGGTCGGGAATGAGGTATTCGATGGGCGTTTCCTCCGCAGCAAAAATCTCTTGGAGCGATCCGCCATGAGACCCCCGGCGAAACTCCTGATCCGCGATCAGAAGCCGCACCACGGCAGAAGCATCGCGGTAGCCAGCCTCCATTGCGATCTCGTGGAGCTTGTGCTGCACCTCAGAAGGATTCGGCAGCTTCATAGCCGCGTCAGCCCGCCGCACAAGTTCCTCATGCGAAAGACCAACGCTGCGGAATCGCTGCACCCGGTCCTGCTCAGCGTCGACAACAATCCGCCGCAGATCCTCCGACAACCACATGCGACCAGGCATCTGCTGGTCCGCCATCCAAAACAGCGTCCCAAGGCTCACCGGCCCTTTACGAAAGGACTTCCAGACCTCCTCACAGGGGTTGCCGTCTGCCCAATCCTGTGAAAATTCCGGGTCTTCCGCAGACCACGCAGACCAAAGCGTCAAACCAAGGTCAGTCGGCAACTCCGAGTGGATCGCCATCCCCACCTTCACCCAATGATCCCGGCTGCCATTGCCCTGCCCCGGAATCACCATCAGCGCCGACTGAATGATCTCAGCCACCTCAGCTGGATCCCGATCCGAAAAGTCCAGCGCCTTCCGGTTCTTAATGAAGCCGCCGTCCTGGATCTCCTTGCCGGCGTGATCCCGCATCTCCGCCAGCAACCATTCAGGCGCATCAGGAATCGCCTCCAGGTCCCCCTCAAAGCCGTACTGCCCTGCTGGAGCCTTCCCATCGCTGGAGCCCGGATAAGCCCCGTAGATGACGCCCTGACGGCCCCAGAGCACCTCGTACCCAGCGCCGGTATCCGACAACCCAAAACCCTTCACCGAGCCCCACAGAGCCTCAGGAACGCGGAAGAGGTACTTCGCCGCATTCGCCTTGGTCGAGGTGATGACTGGAGCACCCTCCAGCGACTCACCCCACTTTTTCTTGAGACGACTGAGATTCCGATCCACGTCGAGAATCACGAGTCCCGCGCTGCGACCGCCGGTAAAGACGCCCACGGCCTGGAACACCTCCGGCTTTCGCTCGATCTGGAGCGCCACATCCGACGGCGCCATCACCTGATGGTGACTGCGTTCCAGCGGCGTCTTGCCTTTCGAGATTTTCCCGGACTGGATCGCCTGATCCTTGGCGTAAATCGGTGCATACGCCAGCCCAACAGGCAGCTGACGCACAAAGGCCAGCAAGTCCTGCGTCTTACTTTGCGACATGTTAGAGTCTCACACGAGAATGTTCATTACGCCCCCGCAGCTCCCGCTGTAGGGGCGTTTTTGTACGGTAGCGCCCCCGGTCAACCCGTGTTACTGTGTAAGGCGTTGGCACCCCTGCCGACCACACCAAACACCTACACAGATGGCTTTCCTCAGCAAAACCGCCTCAGCAGCAGTCACCTCCAATGGCACCGGCGGCGGCTACCTCAGCCTTTCAAAACTCCCCGATGGTGGCTCCGTCCGCTTCGCCCTACTCACTGACGAACCTCTGGAGTTCTACGAGTGCTGGGGCGCCGCCAACGGCGCCAACAAGCCCTTCCGCTTCGACTTCGAGCCCACCTACGAAGACGTGGTTGCCGAAATGGGCGACTTCGAGCCCCGCGAAGGACGCGGCGGCCCTGGAACAGCCGACGTGAAGTTCGCCATCGCCTGCCCCGTCTACAACTACGAGTCCGGCAAAGTCCAAGTCCTGCAGATCACCCAAAAGTCAATCCTCAAGGAAATCGACCAGATCTCCCAGATGGAGGACTACGCCGAACTGCTGGAGTGGGACTTCACCATCGGCAAAAAGGGCAGCGGCCTCACCACCGAGTACACCGTTCGCCCCGTCCCCCGCAAAAAGGGCAGCCAAGAGCACATCGACGCCGCCTGGATCGAGGCCAAATCCGAAGGCTTCGACATCACCCGCCTGCTTACCGGCGGCAACCCCTTCAAGGCCGCCTGATTAACAAGCCCAAATTTCTGACGGGGGCCTAACAAGCCCCTTTTTTACTGGTATTATCACTATGGGAAAAACTATTCAAATGGCCTCCAATACGCAAGACACACTGGCATCACTGCGTAAATGGAGGCTGGAGCAAGACAATTCAGGCCCCTTCCGGGTCTACCGGGACATTAACAACAACATTTACCATAGTGTTACACACATCCTAAAGGAAACTAGCGACAAAACCGGACTGGAACGCTGGGAAGCCCGCCTGGGACCTGTCGAGGCAAGCTGCCAGCGGAATGTTGCTGCAACCCGAGGCAACATGGCCCACGGCCAAGCGGAGTACCTCCTCAAGACAGCCCAGCAACTGGCACGTTCCACTGCAAACAAGCGCAACTCCATCCGCTGGGACGAGCGTGGATTGGCTCGGATTCCCTCGCCAATCACGCAATGGGCACTCAAACGAGTCCGCCCCAACGTCCCCCGAGTTGGCTGGAGCGCCTCCGGCTACGCCCGCAGTCTCTCCGACTGGATCACCGAAAACGTCACCGAGATTTTTGCGTCCGAATTTTCCATCCATCACCCAGCCGGCTTCGCTGGAACTTGTGATGCCCTAATTGGCCTCAAAAACAACGATCTGGTACTAGCTGACTGGAAGACCAGTGTCGGCCGCAAAACCAAACTCGACGATGACGGCCTGGAACGCCTCCCGCCCGGCCACAGCTACATCGACCAATGCGGCGCCTACTCACTGGGCCTCACCCACCTCACCGGCCTCAAACCGACTGGAGCAGCCATCGTGTTGGCACGCCGCTGTGGCGCCCCCAACATCCACTACATGACGCGAGCCGAACTAGACGAGGCTGAGTGCGCGTTCCTCGCACGAGTGGAACAGTACTTTGATAACCTCCAAAACGCCATTCACACTGCCTAAAACTCCATTCATGGCTGGAATGCCATTCATGTATTGTTTCGGCTATTCATAATCTCAATACTTGGCATGTATTGGGAATCCTGCTAATACTTTCTCCCATGGTGGGAGGTCTGCTGGGGCGTGGCCGGTATTTCCGCCTACGGTGCTCAGCCCTACGGGTGTCTTGTGGTGCGTCTCGTGAGTCTCACTGAGAAGGAGAATGGGAATTATTCTCAAGCCAAGGCACAAAAAAGGGCTCCCGTGGTGGGAGCCTGCCTGGAGCACTAGCGGATCGTGACGGTCGCCGTTCCATCTAGTGGAACCCCTAACCGGTAGGCAGCCCCGGCAGAGAGATCAACCGATCCGCACTCACAACGGTCTGTGATTGGAACGGTTAGCACTCTGCCGCGATGCTCAACCCGTAACCGTGTGCCGCAAGGCAAGAACGGGTGCGCAGCGCTAATTCCCCAATGCTGGTACGTCTGCCCACAAGCGGTCGTGCGACCGTGGTACCACTCGTGGTAGACGGTCGCCGTAACTTGCCTGGCATCTGCTGGGGCGTGGGTGGCTGCGATCAACCACAAAAGGGCAAGCCGCCTCATACTGCCTCCTTGCGTGATGGCTGGCGCTTCCCTGCATCGCTCCGCGTCTTGCGTGGGGCTCCCGGCGTTGCCTTAGCCCGGTTGGCTGGAGCCTTAACGGGTTCGGGTGTGCGCGGAAAAAGTCCCGTAGCTTGTGGAAAAAGTTCTGCCGGGATGTCAGCTCCGCCGTTCAGCTGCTGGCACGCTCGCCAGTAAGGCACCAGCTCGCGCCACAGCTGGAGCGGGCCTTCCTTGCCGTGGGCAGCCTGCAGCGCCAGCAAGTCAGCCCAATCCGAAGCTTCAATGCTGGAACGTTCCACCGCCCATCGCAGGTCGCGTAGGTGGCGCTTTTCTAGGCGCAGCTGCTCGCGTTCAGCCTCTCGGGCGTCTGCGCGGTCTCTCTGACTGGTGAACATAGGCTGGGTGTGCCGTACCCTGCGACATTAGCGCAACGGTCAACCCAGGCCAGTCACATTACGATGTGTAACAACACAACGGTTTAGAGCTGGTGCTGCTGCCATGCTTGAGGCTGATCACCGATACGCCCATCCATGGCACTGATCAGAACCACAGAACCGCGCGGCACTTTCCGCGTCACTTACGAAACCGTGACGGCAGAATCAGCCGAGCAGGGAGACTACGCAGAATGCGGCTGGCTTGATTGGCGCGGCTGCCCGGTCGACGAATACCACGAATCTGTGTGGGACCTCCGGGACCTTACGGATCGCCTAGCAGGTTGCTACGCGGAAGGTGACGGCGACACCGTGCCACGTTGGATCACGCTTGACCCGGAATCAGACTTTTGGCTCAGCCCTTTCTGGCGTGATCTGGCAGGAGAGGATGCTCTGAGCGTTACAGCATCGGTGCATCGGCCGGATTGGATCACTGACGCCAGCTGGCTCAGGGTTTGCCGCGTATTGGGCTGGTGTGAGCCTCGCTTGCGCTCAGCTCACTGATCCTGTATTGTTTCACACGAGACCCCACCCTAAGGCTCACATCATGACCGACACCTCTTTTCACTGGAACGGCTCGCACGTTAGCGGCTCCCGTGCTTGTGCCTCCGTTCGTTACGCAGGCCCTACTAACAGTCGCGGCTCGCGCTGGCTCGCAACGATCAAGCGCGATTCCGGCACCGTTTGGCGTGGTTCCGCCACGTTTGAGGAAGGCCCGATCACTGCGGCGCTACGGGCAGCCACTAAGGCTGGCGTGGAGTGGCAGGCGCTGACCTGCCTAAGCCTCGATCCTGACACCTACGTTGTGGGGTTCTGATCATGCTTGAAACTCTGACCGTTTGGGATGTTGAGCTGACCGATACGTTCGGCGGCGAGGCTAACTACAGTTGGGTGCGGCGTGATCAGCTGGAACTGCCAGCGGACGCGACCGATCGCCAGGTTGTGACAGCCGCTAAGGCTGCGCTCGGATTAACTGGCACGCGGTGCCGGCGTTTTGATCACGGCGAGGGCTTCGAGCTTCGTCCGGTGGGATCGTGCACCGTTGCTTTTATCCTGCCGTCCTACTGACTGGCACCGCTACCGATCAAAGGCCCGGCCATTGTGCCGGGCCTTTTTGCTGCAAACGTGACAGCAAGGCAGCTTATTATTGGAGCACAGCAGTTTGTGACAGTAACCGTGGAAGAATCCGCTTCCCACGAAGTAGCAAAGCCCACCAACGTAGGCAACGACGAAAGCAAGCGCTGGCGCGGTGGGAAGGGTTCCGAGCTTCGGATGGAGGAGCGGATGAATTATGCCTACAGCTTGCTGCTAGAGGGAAACACCCGCCGTGCCAACGCTCAGTTAATCGCGGATCGCTTCGGTGTGTCAATTCGCACTGCGGATGCGGACATTACCCGCGCGATGGAGATTCTCCGAACAGAGAATTCTGAGGGACGCGATTCAATCCTGAACCAAGTGCTAGCAATGCGTTTAGCTACCGCGAAACGTGCCATGAAGCGCGGTAACTTCCAAGTGGTGGCGCACCTACTCGATTCGATCGGTCGCGCAGCTGGCGAGAATTCGCAGGAGCAAGCCGCATCCGCTGCCCCCACGCTGAATATCACCGTGGAAGACAAGCGGCAGGGATGAGCATTCACGCTTGCCATTCACGGCATAGTGTGAAACAATGGAGAGTAAGCCCACCATGCTTCCCATGTCTTCCCGCATCCTGACCCTGGCCGCTGTGCTCACCGCTTGCGCGGTGCTCGCTATGGGCGCCGATAACTCAAAACGGCTGCAGCAGTGTGAGTCTGGCGGCCGCTCCGCCGCGGAGTGCCGTTTGCTGGTGCTCGGACGCTAGTGCTGCAGGTGACTAGTACATCTGCTCAAATACATCCCAAATTGGGGTACTTTTGTACTACCCTAACGGGCACAATTTCGCCTAGATTGGCGGAGCACACCTAGGGAAATCCTCCCATGCAAGTTCCAACCACCGCTCAGGTCGCCACCAGGCTTGAAAAGTACGCCCGTACTATCGCTCCAGCCGTCGCGCTGGTACTGGCCGCTGTAGTACACACCTACTGGCTGGGCTACCGACTAGGCCGCTGGCTGCACAGTACAAACGATCTACTGGCGCAGCGCTGGCCGACCCGTCCGGCCACCAGTACGCCTGAACCACTAGCAGAGATCATCGCCGAGACTAGAACTGTTGTACTAGTCGACGACGTGCACAGCCTGCGGGCGCAGGGCCTGACCCAACGGGCCATAGCAGAGCGCCTAGGCGTGTCCCGGACGACCGTACGCCGTCGCCTGGCCGCTGCCGTGTGACACAGTAGCGACCCCTAGCAGATCGGCCCTCACGGGCCCGCTAGGGGCCTCTCGCGGCTGTAGTACATGTGCACCAGGGGCAGGGTTCGGCTCCGGGCGAGCTGGCGCAGCACCTAGGGAACCTACTGACACATTCTCAATTCCTTGTTCTGTACTACACCGGGGGGCAGGGTTGCGATTCCTGTAATACCCTAGAAGGTACCCATACCCCAAAAAATGCCCGATTCTGCTGGAGCACTCACCCTCCGCTACGCGCAAGGCGAAGTTTTCTCCAGTCGAAAACGCTTCAGAGTGTTGGTAGCCGGCCGAAGATTTGGCAAAAGTTATCTGTCATGCATCGAGTTATTGCGTGGGGCGATCGAAAGGCCGGGCGAAACCTTTTTCTATGCCGCCCCTACATACCGAATGGCGAAAGACATTGCCTGGAAAGTCCTAAAACGTCTCGTCCCGAAAGCCTGGATCAAATCCAAGAACGAAACAGACCTCAAGATCGAACTAGTCAACGGTTCCACGATCGAATTGAAGGGCACTGAAAACGCCATGGCCCTTCGAGGCCGCAGTCTGGCTGGAGTTGTCCTCGACGAAGCCGCCTTCATGGACGCCGAGGTCTGGTTCGAGGTGATCCGCCCCGCCCTCGCCGACAAACAAGGCTGGGCACTCTTCATTTCCACCCCGGACGGCACCGCCAGCTGGTTCTACGACCTCTGGTGCTATTGCGAAAACGACGACCCGGATTGGCAGCGCTGGCAATTCACCACCATCCAAGGCGATAACGTCCCCCCAGAGGAAATCGAAGCCGCCCGCGCCCAACTCGACTCGCGCACCTTCCGCCAAGAATTCGAAGCCAGCTTCGAAAACCTCAGCGGCCTCGTCGCCGTCTCCTTCGGAGACGACAACATCGACAAACAAGTCCAAGATCTACCAATCCTGCCCTTGCTACTGGGACTTGATTTCAACGTCGAGTTTATGGCGGGTGTATTTGCAGTGAAAAAAGGAGAAGACCTGTGGGTGTTTGACGAATTAATCCTTACAGGCGGTGCAACGACTTGGGATTTTTGTGAGGCCGTCCAGCAGAAGTTTGGAATCGAACGTCGCATAATCGCGTGTCCCGATCCAACTGGTGGTGCTCGCAAAACAGCGGGCGTGGGTCAAACGGACCACTCAATTCTTCGCAAATCAGGTTTTACGGTGTCCAGCCCCCGCGCACCATGGAAAATCCGCGACAAAATCAACGCGGTCAACATGGGCCTGCTTGATGCCACAGGCCGCCGCCGCATTTTTATCCATCCCCGCTGCAAGGAACTGATCAAATCCCTGCGAACCCTTACATACGCACCAAACACGGGTCTACCCAACAAAAACTTGGGAGTTGACCACGCATTTGACGCCTTGGGCTATCTCTGCCTGCAAAGCTTCAACCTTGCCAAGCCCGAGAGTCTCGGCAAAACGTCCTATCGTGTGTGGTAACACCCCTTGCTGGCACGAAATGGCGGCAAAAAAGCCCACCAAAGGCCAAAAGAAGGTCGAAAAAGTGATGTCAGAGTATAAATCTGGCGCACTCAAGTCCAGCTCGGGCAAAAAAGTAACCAACCGCAAGCAGGCAATCGCTATTGCGATGTCCGAAGCTGGTATGACCCGCAAAAAGAGGAAAAAGTAATGGCAAAACGCGGCCTATATAGCAACATCGCTGCAAAACGCAAGCGCATCGCCGCCGGCAGCGGCGAAAAGATGCGCAAACCCGGCACAAAAGGTGCCCCCACCGCCGCTGCCTTCAAAGCAGCCGCCAAAACCGCCAAAAAACCCAAAAAATAGCCTCATTTTCTTTATATCGAGGCCACCGATGTACCTACGCCACACCAGCTCCGTCACCACTCCCTACCCCTTCGGCACCTCCGCCGGCAGCGCCGCAGCCTCTGCTGGAGCCACCGACGCCTTCGGCCGCGTTCGTACATCCAACCCCCTCACCCTTTTCGACTCCAGCCACCGCTACCACGACAACGGCCTTTGGAGCACCTCCACCGCAACCGGCGGCACAACCGCTTTTGACGCCAGCGCCGGCCTCGTCAACCTCGCCGTAACCACCGCTTCCGGCTCCTCAGTTATCCGCGAAACCACCAAATGCTTCTCTTACCAGCCAGGAAAATCCCTGCTGGTCATGTCCACCTTTACATTTAACCCCACCAAAACAAATCTCCGCCAGCGCGTCGGCTACTACGGCGCCGCCAACGGCATGTACGTCGAGCTAAACAACACCACCCTCTCCTTCGTCGAACGCAGCTCCTCCACTGGTTCCCTCGTCGAAACCCGCGTCGCCCAATCCGACTGGAACACCGACCCCCTAAACGGTACCGGTCCCTCCAACCTCACTCTCGACCTCACCAAATCCCAAATCCTGTGGATGGACATCGAGTGGCTGGGCCTTGGCACAGTCCGCATGGGCTTCATCATCAACGGCAAATTCATCCACTGCCACTCTTTTCACCACGCCAACATCATCACCTCCACTTACATCACCACCGCCTCCCTTCCACTCCGCTACGAAATCACAAATACCGCCGCCACCGCTAGCGCCAGCACCCTCAAACAAGTCTGCTCCACGGTCCTTTCCGAAGGCGGCTACGAACTACGCGGCCTCCAACAAGCCATTGGAACCACAATCACTACTCCTTACGCTCTCACTACTGCAGGCACTTACTACCCAGTTATTTCCTTACGCCTTAAAGCAGCCGCACTAGACGCAATAG